GCGTCTACGGCAACCCAAGTGTTGGAAGAAGGATCGGCCTTGAGGTACATACGGGCGTCGGCGCTTGTGCCTCCCGTGTACAACCAGATCCAGCCCTCGTCGCCAGTAGAGGGGGTAGCAGAATTGACTACAAACAAAGGCTGGCCTTTAAGGTCGCCATCGTTTGGAACGTATCCACCAAAGGTTTCAGCCAGTTGCTGAATAATGTTGTGACCAGACATCAGTATTGAACTCCATTAACAGTGACAGTATTGTCGTGCAAGTACCGACTCAACCGCGAGTCAGTAAAACCAGTGATTGTGCCGAACTCAGATGGATCAGCGTTGTAGCCAAGCGTTTCCGAACGTATGGCTTGTCGATCCAACTCGATGCTGGCAGCCAAGCGGCGACGATATGTGGCCACGTAACCGTGCGGTGAGTTGGGCAAAAAGAACTGCTCTGCCACTGCAAGGCAGGAAGCAATAATTGTTTCGCCGTGCAGAGGGCCGCCTAGTGGCTTGCCAGAACTGCTGTACTGCGGCTCGTTTGTCATCTTGTACTTCAGAACATATGTCGCATCTGGGATTGGGAAGAATGCAATCCGGTGCGTGGTGCCTGCAGTAGCGCTATCAGCGTTCATTGAGTAAACGGCAGCCACACGCGGCTTATCGTCACGATCCTCCAAGTATTGCATCATGTCCCGCAACTTGGATTCACTGGTAATTTCGATGGTCTGATCTGCAATGTTGGGATCAGTGCCGTAGAACGTGTCGTAGGTCAGCGGCCCTTCGATGCCTGCAAAGTCTGCAGGTAGGGCGTAGGTGCCGTTGTAGTGCACAGTGACTGTAGCCGCCCCATTCCCGACTGCAGCGTCAATAGTACTTGAAGTCATTGCAGTAACCAGATACTTGACGCCAGACACCGTAATGTGGGAAACCTCAAGGTAGTCACTTGTCAGAAATGTGCCAGATGTGCGAGTAAACACGCCGCTTGAAAAAGTGCCAGCGGCTTCTTCGCTGGCGGCATGAGTGTTCAGGGTTTCGATGCTGCGCAAGAAAGACCATCGGTGCCCTACGCGCTCGCCCTGCAGCGGCTCTGGCGTGTAGAACTGCCGCAGCCCACGCTTGACGCAGGCTGTGATGTCATCGTTTGTCGTGCTGCGCCCGTACCCGAGCGCTCGCGCGACTTCCGCCTCAATGTCATCAATGGTTACTTCTAGGCTCATGGTGCGATGTAGACGTAAACGTCAGCGGTCCCGCTGCCACCAATGGCACTGGCAAAAGTCACAGTAATTGTGCCTGCAACAGCAGTTCCGCCCATGTCGGTTTGCACATATTGCTGCTCTGTAGTTGTGGCGCTGTGGTCTGCGTTGCCAAGAATGTCCATGCCATTGGAGTCAACCAAGGATGAAATGGCCCGACCAGTGCCACTGTTGTTGTCAACAACTACAGCGATGACTGCGCCAAAATGCTCGCCATCGGTCGTGGCTGTGGTGCCGCTGGCGGCTACGGTAAGTTTTGCTGCGTAAACTTCTGAACTCATGTCACTTTACCCAAGCCCCAAGGCTTTCCCTTTTTGTATTTGTGTGTCGCTGGAAGACTGGCAACCGTGCCAAATCTGTCTGCTAGATACCCCTCGATAGCAAGAATTTCTCCGTCGCTGATTGAGCCGCCGCCCATGATGATCTCAGCAATCTGCCCGTCAAAGTTCGCGGCAGTTCCCGCAGATGCTTGACCTGCGACATGAAAAGTGTTGGAGTTGCTGAGCGAGTTAGCGTTTAGGGCGTTGCCATCTGCTGTGCCATCCACGCGAACATAACTTACGAAAGATTTTCTGTACCCCGCAACTATGTAAGTGGTCCCCGCTGAAATCGTTGTTGATCCCGTGACAACCCCAGCGGATGTGTTTCCAATGTATTGCTGGATTTTGTTGGTGCTTGCCACGCGAAGTAGATAGTCATCAGCACCGCTGTGCTTTGCCAACAGAGCCTCGTTGGTGTTGTCGATGTCTGGGTTCATGACAATGAACGTGTAGAAGTCTCCCGACCCCACGTCCATAGCGTCAAGATCGCCGTAGTCCATGTGGTCGAGTTCGCTTCTGGTGAAGTCAAGAATGTTCAGCCCGTTCAAGGTGGTAACTGCGGGCTGGTCTCCACTGGCGGCTTGCACAAGGTTATTGCTGTTGCCAGAAGAGTCTGTCCAACTGCTTACCGAAACACCAGTGCCGCCTTGTTGCCAAGCCGTAAGCGTGGCAACCAGATCGCTGGGCGACCATGCCTTGGCGTAACTACATGGGAGACAAGAAACTGCGACCATTACTTGCGAACCTTGCTCATAACCCAGTCATAGAGCGGGCGACCAGTCACTCCGCCGAGGACGTAGAAGAAGAACCATGCTCCGGTTTCAGCGAAGACGGCGTTGAGCCAGTGGGAAATAGAATCCATCGGTGCTTCCATAACTTCCAGCCAGAACCTAAAACCGTTGCTGTTGCCACCACGCCGCTGGCTATCGCCGTGGGGAGCAGGATGTAGTCCGCGTAGCGCTCCACGATGAACGCCAGCAGAATCAGAGCCACCCCTATTATCATCGGAATGGCCCCCCTGAGTGGCAGGCCGATGAATCGTGTTACCGTCATCAGCACCATGCCGCCCAGTATGGAAATCCCCCCGACCCAAACGAGTGGGTCGAGGGGCGTCTGTAAAGGGGGAGGCGTCAAAACCTCCGGGGCTTTCGCCAGATCACTTAGCGGACTGGTCTTGCAGGCTGCGAGACTCAAGAGCAGCAATGCGGATTTCATGCTCCACACTGTGCTTGGCAAGTTTTTCGACTGTACTGTCAAGGCGCTCAATGCTCCTAGTTAGTGTTGCCATACTTGCCGAAAGTCTCGCAAAGGCCCAGACCACCCCGCCAACCACGACAACAATGTTGCCGACTGCCAACGGGATCTGCCAGTCCATTACGCTTCCTGAATTGCGTAAACCCAGTCAACGCTCACTGACGGGACGCCAGCAGAGCCATCGGAGGTCATTGCAATAATCGGGCCCATTTCAACGTCATCGGGGACGTTGGTTTCAATGGTGCCCTTTTCATCGCCGTCAAGGAACAATCGGCAAACGCCATCGCGCCACAAGAATCCGAGACGCACAAAGGTTGCGTTTGCAGTTGCAAAACTAGCCTGAGTGGAGTCGGTGGAGTTCTTGCGAGCAATGAAAGTCAACGAGGTTGAACCAGCAGAAGCGTTTTCCCAGCCGATGCGATCTGCAGGCTGTGCAACTGATGAACCGTTGTAGTAAGCGGTGTCATCTGCGCCGGGGCAAAGCCCGACAAAAACGCTGCCCACGTTTGCAAACTTGACCTTGGCCTCAAAGTAGAAGGCTTTGTCGAGTTTGAAAACGTTACCCATGCCGACCTGCACACCATCGTGAGCAGAATCGCCACCAGTGTTGGGGCTGATTGTTACCACGCCGCCTTTGCCGTCAACAACAGCAGCGGTTGCAGCAAATTCAGAGCCACTATCGTTGAGTTCGGTGAGGGTAAACCCACCAACACCGTCAGACAGTTTGGCAAAACAATTATTGATATAGGTGGAATACTTCGCGGGGTTTTCAAGGCCAGTCAAAGTTGGCGCTTGTCCCAGTGAACCACCATCGTATGTAACACTCATAGGATTAGACCTTACTCAAAAGGAAGTTACGGCGACGGTCAGTACACATGAAGTTGAGAGTGGAGTCCACGAACACCTGCATAGTGGTGTGCTGACCCGGAACTTGGGTCGGGCCTTCTTCTCGCATGTACTCACCAGAGAGGAACACGGGCTTGAGAACACCCCAGTTGATACCGTACACAGGGTCGGTACCGTTGGTGGTGTCGGACTCAAGGTGTGGCACCCACATCACAGGTACTTGACGGAACACAAGTTGACCGTCTTTCGATGCAATGTCGTTGCCAAGGTTATCGTTTTGTGCTTCGAGGGCTTCCTCAAGGCGACCGATAACGTTGTAGTTGGTGTAGTAGCCATAGTTGCTGCCGGTGTTGTAGTCGGCAACTGGGACTGGTGGCTTGAAGTTGGTAAACAACGATGCCTTACGCCACTTGCGAACGAGGTCAGTCTTGTTGACTTGATCGTAGTCCGCGAAGTAGTTACGCCACGCAGAGTTGTCCGACAGGCTGGAGTCGATGCCAGCAGAGTCAGAGAACTGCGAACCGTCTTGGGCAAATGGGTTCTTACCAGTAAAACCATTGTCACCGTTAGTACCCTTGGCAACGTGGTATGCAATGCCGTATGGGTGGGTGGTGTCGCTGGTGGTGGGAGGTGCTTGCCAGAAGTTCTTCTCCATCAACTCTGCAAGAGAGATCATGGCGTCCGTACGACGAATCTTGACGAGTTCGACGATACGAGCGGGCGTTGCGTTGAATTGCACTTCACGACGCTCGAAAGCGTAGTTGGTGGTGCAGTGACGCCACGGAATGTTTGCCGTGGTCATAACGTCAGCAATGTTGACATTGTCACTCTCAAAGAGGCCCACGTTCTTGGCTGCACCGGATTGCTTCAGCATGATGTTGTACTGAATCGCTGTACCGGATTGGTACTGAACCTTGTATTGATCCAGCAACTTTCCAAGAGCATGGTATTCCTGCAGCGTGGATGCAAGTTCGGTGAACTTGAGACGCCCCAGATCCTTGAGGGTCACAGTAATCAGGTCTTGAATCTGATCGGCTTGTAGTGCCATCTGTAAATCCTTCTAAGAAAAACCAGAGTCGCTTACTCTTCACCGCCGAATCCGATGCCAGCCTCTTCCATATACTTCCGAACAGAAGCCCGTGCAGCCGCCTCCGGCGACTGTGGCTTGCCATTCTTTTGTGTAGGACGGCTGACAAACTTGCCTCGACGTTGGGCAACGGTTGATTCAGTGGATGCTTGCTTGGCGGCGGCTACATCTTCTGCGAAGAGAGCATTCATCGCACGGGTAAACAGAGTCTGCTCGTCAGGCACCGCCCGACCTGCAGCCTCATACCCGTTCGCAAGAACGTTCATTTCTTCAAGAATCTGTACCCGGCGCGTAAGTGCACCAGAATCATCAGACAAAGATTCCGTCGATCCGGTGCCGAGCAGCGACTCAAAGCCCGGCCCTAGATCGGAGACAAAGGAGTCGAATTCGTTTACGACTGCCTTCTCTGCCTGATTGTCCAAGAAGGAGTTGTACTGCCCAAGTTGGGATTCCAACCCCTCAATGCGATCCCGGTACTGTTTGTCCATCTGTTCAAGGACAGGCTTCAGTTCATCCGGGACATTATCAAGGTCGATGCCCTCAAACTGCTTCCGCTCTTCTGATCCGGCACCACGGCCTTCCAAAATGCGGACAGTTCGCTCAAGGGCTTCAACTGTGCCAAGATCTTCGATGTCGGATTCCGTAAGACCAACCTCTGCAGCACGCACAGCAAGGTCTTCCAGTTCCTCGTCCATCTCGGACTCTTCGTATTCTTCGTAACTTTCACCCTCTTCTTCTTCGCAATCGCCGTCTTCGCAATCCTCTTCGGATTCTTCTTCGGCCTGCGCAGCCTTGCGCTCCTCGATGTATTCAGCGAGACGCTCGGCAACCTCATCCTCTTCGTGGTCAACGGGTTCTTCGACCACTGGTGCAGAGGATTCGACTTCTTCAGTTGGTTCTAGTTCTTCAGACATATAGCCTCTCTAATTGTCGTATTTACCAATTCTTGCAAGACCAATATCTTGCTTTTGTTTTTGGCCCGGGGTTGTCACAGTTATGACGGGCACGGAAGTTTTTGCGGCGACCCGGAATGTTTTTCTTGATTTTCATGTTTGGATCACCGAACCGAACAATCTTCACCTTGTCGCCGTCTTTGACGTACACCTTAAACTTTTTGCGTTCGCCGGGTGTACGCATCACTCTGTTGAGTGGCGGGTTCTTCTTCTTTTTCTCAGCCATCTCCGTAACCTCCGCTGCGATCATGCAAGCCAAACGCCTTCAAGTATCTGGAACGGTGTCCACGGCTAGTAAAGATTGGCCTGCCAGCCCCGTCATAGTTGGTCGGCACGCCTTTCTTCTCTGCATGGGCCTTGTACGCAGGGATATCATCGGTGTGACAAGCAGCACCTTCGCTATGGATTGGGTTGCGCCACAGGTCATTAACCGTTGAGTGGCCGCCCATCTCGACATCCACTCGACGCTTGAGGGTCTCGCCATCAGCCACTGGGTTCTTATCGAACTTCTCCATTTCGGCGATGGTCATAATGCGCTCGACAATAGATCCGTCAGGTTTTTCGTAGCAATAAGTTGGCATTAGCCTGTGGGCCTTTCTACTGCTGCTGCTTCAGATGGTTGCACGCCGGGGCCGTCCCCGCCCGCCATCATCATTCGCATCATGGCATCATCTTGACCCCGTGGGGTAGCCCCGGGGCGGTTGGTACGTACGATCTCAGTCTGCTTTTGAGTTGGATCTTGGACTTCTTGCGGCTGTGTTGCGTCCACAGCCACACCCTTGAAGATGTCCTTGAGTTCAGGCAACTGAGAATACTGGGCAACCATCTGGATCAACTTCGCCCCGTCAATAGACACGCCCTGCTGCTGCATAGCGGGCAGCAGCGGTGCAATAAACGTGTTCATCAACTCGCGGATTGACTGCAGTTTCTCGCCCGGGGTCTGAGACAGCACGCTGTATGGGTCAACCTCGAAGTTGAAGTCGTACAGATCAGCCTCGATCTTCTTGCCACTGAAGACAAACGGCACCTTGATGTCGGTGCCCTTGACGGTTTGCTCCAACTCCAACTCGCTGATGTTGTCGTTGTAGATAAAGTTGCCCACAGCCTTGCAGACGCTGGCAGTGAAGTTGACAGCAGACTCTTGCATATCAGCCAGCCGCTGCGAGGCTGAGTCAGTAATCAGTTTGTCCTGCCCCACCGTGCCAGACTGCGGGCCAAGGCCGCCAAGGGCGTCAAGGTTGCCGCCGTAGTAGTTAAACAGGTTCTTGAGTTGCAGGATGAACGCAAGGTTTTGCTGGTCAATGCCGCCGAACTTGTAGGTCTGGATGTTCTGCGGGTCATCCATGCGGATAACCTCACCGTCAGAACTAGTCTGTACGTTCTTTGCGTCCTGCTCTGCAGAGCCACGGTAGCCGACCACATCCTTTTGTCGCTCCGCCTGCCTGCCCAACTTGCGGAACACGCGGTTGGCAAGGTCGTGCAGGTCAATCAGTGACGCCACAGGTGGCAACGGCATGGTGTTGCCGGGCACATCGGTGAACGACAGGAAGTGATATGGCCCAGCCTCTGGCCCATCCCACTCGATCTCCCTGATCTTGCGCTCCGGCATGCCGTTCTCGCCAGCAGCAAAGGTGCAGATCTTATTGGTGCGGGGCAGCCAGATCTCCCACAACTCTGCCATGTCGTTGTCTTGGCCGCCGTGATAGATATCGGACTGTCCAATTGCAGCCGCACGAATGTCTCCGCTCTCGTTGTACAGAGTCTTGCGGATCTCAGGGATCATGTCTGGATCTACATAGATGTCGCTGTCACGCAGCGCTTCAATGGGGACACGGAATCGGTGGCCCATGTATGCGCACTCGGACAGATCGCGTGCAGACATATCGTGCACCCAATCGTCAAGGTCTACAGTCTCTGCAAAAGGCTGCCCTGCATCGTGCAAGAAGCCACGCATGGGCGCCTGTGCAGGCTCAGTGACGCCCACCTTGACAATGCCAATGCTGAAAAGCGCGTCAATAACGGCAAGTCTCAGGGTTTTGGCAACTTCCATCTCACGCAAAACGTGGTTGAGCGCCAGTTCCATCTTGGCTGCCTGCGGTGCAATGGCCTGCGTGCGGGGTCTGACGTAGACATTTGGTTCATTGCCCACCAACTGGCGGGAATACGTGGAGATAAACAGTTCCAGCATGTTGACTGGCACACGATCACGCGAACCAGTGTCGGAATAGTTGCGGCCAACAAACTCTCGGATGGCCCGAACGCGCTTTTCACGGTAGGGCTGCAGCCTTCGCCTGCTTGACTGGATCGACTTACGAAGTTTGTCCAAGTTATCTCCGTTGTAGTTCACCAGTCATCTCTCGCTTTGCGTTTACGCTCTTTGACTTCTTCACGCCGCCAAGCAAGGGTGCCCGGCTTGGCAACTTGTGCTACTTGTATCTTCGGATTTGCCGAAGTTGCACAAAGTTTGCAGCACAATGCGTCTGCAATCACCCGATCACCGTGGTTGTCCCGTGCACCTGACGGGTCAATTGCGGATCTAGACCTTGCGTGCACCAAACCGCCGGTTTGAGAGAACACGTACTCTCTACATTCTCGGATCGCAGGCTGGCTTAAGTTTACAAAAGCGCCATCATTCAGCATTCTGCGGTATTGCCCAAGCAGTGCAATTTTTTCCTCTTTGCTGCTGAACCATCCCGGGATTGTGGAGTATTTGGCGGCCACGGACTTCTCATTCTGCCGGAAATAGTAGTTGCCGTACCCGATTTCCCGCACTGCGTCGCCGAAAACTCGCCCCGGGCCGTTGGCTTCCCAGATCAAAAACGCTCCGGTGTCGCTGAGACCCTTGAAGTACCGGCACATAGCCACACAAACACGTGCAAGTTGATCAGGACGGAGGTTTGCCGAGCAAAACTCTGCGACTTTCCGACCCTCAGCAGTAGCGACAGAGATAACAGAGTTGCTAGACCCCGTTCCGGTAGCCACATCAACCCCGGCCACATAGTAAGTTTTTTCCGATGGATGGCTTTCACCCCATATCCTCAGATCGCCAGCCGTTCCAAGTTCGGTAAATCCGAATGGATTGCAAAATTCATCAAAGTCCAGTGTGCCACGCTTGGATGATGGCATACACCCCTGCTCCAAGCGGTCAATCAAGTCCGGCGGGAAGTAGAGATAGTCCGATCCGCCGAAGTCAAGGTCTAGTTCCTGCGCAATCTCAACTGGGTGAGTACGTCGGCGCTTCTCTTTTTCATACCACGGGCTGGTCAGTTCGCCGTCTTCGTCTTTGGTAAGGCCAATGTTCTTGCGTGGGTCTTGCGACCAGTGGAAACTCAGCACCTGCGTGCGACCTGAGTGCACAATGTCGTAGAAACTGTTGCCGCTGCCCTTGGGCGTGCTGACAAACCACCGACTGTTCGAGGCATCAGCGGTTGCAGCCAGCACTGCCTCTGAGTTATCGACGGATGCAAACTCGTCAAGTGCAATGCAGGTCTTACGGTCGCCCCGGGCAACGTCGCCGGTCGTGGATTCGCCAGTGATTGCACTGCCGTTGTCCTCGTTGGTCAATCGCAACTTGGTTCTTGTGAAGTTTGGCATCATCCAGCCCGGCAGATACTTCAAAAAGAAGTCAATCTTGCTGAACAAGGAGGCTGAGTTGCCCGGTGAATCCACCAGCCCTTCCTTACGACTGACCAGCAGCAGTGATTTCATCGGCTTGAAGTGCCAGTACCACGCAAAAACTGTGGTGGTTAGCCACGATGCACCCATGTCACGGGACTTGACCATTGCCAAGTCATAGCCGTTGTCGATGCTGTTGCACATTTCAAGGATTGCCTGCTCTTGAAACGGGTACAAAATGAACGGCCTGATAGACGGTTCGAGCCGTGGGTCAAGCGTGTAGCCAAAAACGTTGATGTAAAACAGAATGTCGCGGTTGCACAGCGCCCAAAGGTCGGCCTGCACCTCAATGTTCTCAGCAGCCATCTCAAAGATCTGCCGCCGGAACCTGACATTCTCAACCGGATGGGTTGGAACTTTGTTTCCCAAAAGGACTGTCATCGAGCAGCCACCTGTAAGCACGATACAAGACCATCGGATCGTCCATCAACTGCCCAAGCGCTGCATTTGTGCTGCGTGTCAGCAGCCCCCGCACCCGACCAGTTTTGTGGCAGTGGTCGATACAAGTGTCATCCCTCTCCAGAGGTGTCAGGGTGATCGGGTCGAGCCCCAGTTGCATCTCGAACATCTCCGAGAAGTCCAGAGGCGTCACCCCGTACTTCCTCTGCATCTGCATGATGCGTCTGCATGAGCGGCATTCCGTCCGGCGGGAGTTCCTGTTCTTGTGAAAGTAGATCGCCGGGAGCGTCTGCTCGCATACCCGGCACTTCTTCGTCTTCCCGTGGCGCATCCAGCATCTGCTCCAATCGGCCCAAGAGTTCAAGACTCCTTACACCATCATCGGAGTAACGCGCTTCTGCATCCAGTTGCGACTTCGTTGGCATCAACTTCGTCCACATGGTTGCGTAGAACGCAGATGCATTCGATGGAGATGACTGTGCCCACTTGAGTAGCCCCACGGCACCCCTCGATGGCACAACCTCCTCCGGTATATCGGCAGGCTGACACGCCGCGTACTCAAACACGAACTGACAAGCCTCGCGTTCAGAGCACCCACCTGTAGGGGCAGCGAGAACAAGACGGCGATATGGGTCGCCACCACTATCAACTTTGGTATCAACAATCAGCAGCGCCTTTGTTTCGCACATAGCGGGGGCTTCGCCCTGCTTTTTCAAGTGCTCGCGGATCTCGTTGAATTTTGCCCACTTACCCTCACGGATCAAGCGGTCTTTAGTTTCTCTTTGCATCTCGCCTCTTCAGGCTTTTGATTTGCATGATCTGTCTTTCACGCTCCTCAGCCTGCTTGCGACTGCGGAACTCACCAAGACGGCGGCTGCCATCTTTGCTAAACAGTACAAACTTTTCTGGGCCCTCGCGTTTAATCATTTTCGCTTCCTTCCTGTCCACGGTCTGAGCATGGCTGTGAGAAAGAGTGGGGCTGCAGAGTCAGGCACCACAATGTTGTCATCCAAATATAACCCAGACATCTGACCAATGCTGGCAGTCTCGTACAGTTTGGGCGTCAGCGGGGGTACGTTTGGGAACAAGTCTGGCAAACTTGTTAGGGTGGGCACTGTATGGATTACAGTAACCCTTTCTTTTGGTTTATCGTTTGTATCACTGGCCTGTCCATTTGCTGGATTGGCCTGAACCACTTCTTGTTCAACCAGTGGTGCTGCACTAAGCGACGTAATCGAATCCGTGAGAGTGAGCGCTTCGTCCAAGAGTTCTTTGCCAACAAGCGTGCTAAGAACCGTCAGGACAATCGTTAGCCGAGCAGACTTGGCCTCAAGTTGCTTGACCTCCTGCTTGCAGTCGCTGGCGGCTTTTTGCTCTTGCGCTGCGCGTTTCTCGCAGACTGGGCAACTCATGCCCGCCTGCTCGCAGCCTTTTTCTTTGCCATCTTCCAACTGATGCGTGCCGGGCCAGTCTTCTTCTTGGCCGCACTGTTGCACTGCGCCATCGTCGGGCGACAGGCTGGGTAGCCCGCTCTCTTCTCTCCCTTTCGTCTACCGCAAGGCTTTCCAGTCTTGCAGTCTACCCAGCCTTTGCCTTGGTTCTGGCCGAACCATTGCTTAAGCCCACCACCTGTGTTCTTCATCCGCGCCATATCAGGCTTTGCGGTAGCCGCCGCCGCGCTGCTTGTACGTACGAACAAGCCAGCCGTTAGCGTAAGCGGATGGGTAAACCTTAAACTTACGCTTGGCTTCTGCCTTCACAGCGGCGTACAGTCTCGGGTTGGTGGGCTTGTTAGCCATTAACCCCTGCCTCTATCAAGGCGACGGTTTGCTTTTTCTTCGGCGGCCTTTTTGAACCGATCCATCAGTTGGGGCGGCATCTTGCCCTTCATCTTCTTTTTCTTGCCCATGGTCTTCTTCGATCCGCGCATGCTTCACTTCACTTTCTCGCCTGTCGGCTACGTACTTTTTGAAACGTTCCGAGGTTTTGTCGTAATAACCTCTACCCTCTAATAGTCGGGAGAACTCGTTGACCTTGCTCAAACGCTGCACAAAGATCATCGGGTAGATTTCATCTATCACCTGTCCCCACTCGGTTTGTTCAGCAGCAGGATCTTCCGGTTCCATTTCGTTGGGGACAAATGGGATGAGAACGAGATCACGGCCCACCAGACCGGCATTGAAGGCTTCACAGTATTCCTCAATCTTCGGCCACGACAACTTGGGATCTACGGCAACTATGCGAAGATCGTAACTGTCTGACCAATTGGTTACGATCTGCTGCACCATCTCCGGCCCTCCAATTGTCACCGTCACACGTGCCTCCAGCCAAGCCTTTGCAGCAAACGGGCAGGGCTTGTTGCCGCCGTAGTGCTCGCTTGGGACACTCAGATAGCCAAAGATCCAGTTCTGAATCTCCCGCTCCACGTTGTTGATGTTGAACTCTGACATAGCGCTACAGTAGCATCGGGGGCTAGGGCTGGGGCTTACCCAACTTAACACCCAAAAATGCCTCGTATATTTTTTGGGGCTATGTATATAAAGCAGACCCGGGGGGTGTGGATCGCGGGGCGCGTTCCTGTTTGTTCCCGTTCGTGCTTAGTCCCATAACATCGGCCCTGCAGGCCCTGCCGCAGCCATTCGGGGGGCGTATCGGCTCGGTTGCGTCCCCC